CACCTTGAAACTCTGCCTGTCTCAGATCGAGCCGAATAACCGTATAGGTAAAGCCGCGAAGAACCGCAGTGTCTTTCCACTTCGCACCGCACTCAGCCAGCAAAGAGGCATCGGCAGGGTCTGTAGGCGTACCTAGATGCTTCTTTACCCGAACCTGAGCGTTGTTTACCTGGTACTGATAAGTAACGCTGTAATGGTCAAAGGTAAACGTCCAGCCAACAGGCAGACCAGCAGGCAACGATCCTGTAACGGTAATCGTGTTGCCTACTCTGGTATAAGTTACCTCGCCACTAAGCGGGATAATCCCGACCGCATTTCCAATACTGCCGCGCCCGTAAGCAATGACCTTAATCGAACTGGACGGCGTGTGAGCAAGGGTAAAAGGCGATGTGGCAAAAGTCTCTGTTATGCTCTGGGTTGACGAGTTGACAAAGTAATCGCCAGTCGTGACGAAACCATCATCGTCGAGTGGACCCAGAGCCTTGCCATTGATGTAAATCTCGTCGATCGCTTCCGACTCGTGCGCAGCGTGTATGCAAACGATGTGCTTGTATTCTTCGTTCGCTCCTGACACGAGAATTGCCACGACATCAGACCCGACCTTACACTTGCCGTAAACAATCCTCCAAGGCGCTTCAGTCGCGATGCGCGTTACTGTCCGGTCCTGAAGCGAATTGAGAAAATCCTCCCTTGCCTTGGCTGCAGCGCGCTTCGCTTTCTTGGCGGCGGCTTTCTGAGCTACCGCACCGTATACCGTTGTTCCTATCGTAAAGGCGATAGAGGCAATGGTTATCCCAAGCGAAATCATTTCCGCTGTGGCTATGCTCACCCCAATAGCAGCAGCGATGATCGCGGGGGGCATTGCGTAAACCGGCCATGGCAGCAGCAGTAAAACTAGCAGCGCCAGGCGCATTCGGCTTCCGACCTATCTTTGTATACCAGCCCCTCAAATCCTACAGATACAACATGCCTTCCACTGAATACGCTGGCTGTACCGTCGATAATCGTAAGATCGCCGTCTTGAGCCATGTTCGGATTTATCTGCTTTAAGTGTTTTTGGAACAAAAAAAAGAGACCTCCCAGGTCTCTTAGTTTCTTGCTTGCTTGTCGCGCCGTTCGCCACGGCCTATGCTCTGTCAGATAATCAATACCTGACTTTCTTTCCAGCCAACCGATAGCGAAGGTGCAACAGTCGTTCTCACCCCATTCAAACGGGCGATTGATATGCTCAGCGATGTAGGAAGAAATATCATTCTTTCTTGACCCACTCATAACCGCGTTCATCCATACAAGCCTTGGTGTTCTTTTGAACCGACTGCCACCATGGAGAACTCCACGCCTCACCAAAGAACTCTTCAGTAGATTTCTTTTTTGCTACCTCGCGGCATTCAGCTCGGTCGTCCTTATAGTTTGCAGGCTTTCCGCCACGCGTGTATTCACCATGGTAAGGAGCAGTGGAGCATCCGAACAATACGGTCGCTAGCAATGCCGCAAACAATCTCATAAATAGCCTCCGGAAAATTCCAGAATGCTACTCTACAATAAGGTTGTCAACATTCAATTGATGCTTCTCTGAAACTTCGCAGATGCCCATACGACAGGCTCAGCTATTAGGCCGGTAAGTAGGTCCAATCCTGTATCAGTCGGGTAGCGGCTTTTCTGTTGAGCAGCGTTAAGCCTCAACCCTGGTTGGCGTTTTAGACCATATGCGCTGGTTTCACACTTAAGCGATATCTGCCCTTCTTCTCCGTCTACCCCGACCGACATGGTATCCATGATCCCGCGCCAGCAGAGTACGGGAGTTCCTACAAGCTGAAACGATTCATCCAAAGGGCAGAAGTAAAGCCGTGCATTCCTCCCGCGATACTCTTCAACTTCTCCAATGGCTAAAGCAAGTATCGAATGCTGGGCCACGTTCAAGGCGAATGTCAGGCTCTTCGACTCTACCCCTTCTGATTCTTCAATAGCGCTGATCGAGCCAATAGAGCCTAGCCCTACCCAATCATGACCTCCCCAGGTCAAACTGAGGTTGGCAGAGCAGATATAGATTGTTTGGGACAGGAACTGCAGCTCAACGAAATAGACCAGCCGTGTGACCGGTTTTTCCAGTTCGTCCTGCTGTGAGGAATCGAGCGTTGTCACGCCGCCCTCCAATCTTCTACGAGGTCCAGGCTGAAGCCTTCCACAATCGCCGCGCTATGCTGCCAACTGAACTTGGAGTCTACGCGACGGAATAAAGCTTTCGGCCTATCCCATGTTACCGATTCTCCGATAGCAAAGGCATTACGCAGAGCCGGTTCAATCGTTACGGATATAACCCCTGAGCCGTCACTAGCGGCATCGGCTACTACCATCACGACCTGTTGCGTCAGGAGCGTTCCGATACCTAGGAAATCGCCCTGCAGGAGCGTTTTAGAAGTCTGCCCACTGGCTACTATGGATAGCGTTGTATCGCCCTGATTCGCGCTACTGTTGAGCGTCATAGTGCCACGCATCGTACCTAAAGGCACAGGGCGGGATATGTTCCACAGAGCAAGCTGATTCGTCTTGCCGCGGAGTTGCATACCTAACGACTGCCACGCACCGCCGTTAACTGACAGTCCAGCAGGAGACTCCATGTTAACCGCCCATCCTGGAGTAGAAGCTTCTACCGCTTGACTCCCGAACACGGAATTAAACGCGACATCGTACCTTTGCTGCGCCCATGAGAAACGGGCAACAGGCAAGGAAGGCCAATCAATAACCGCCATTAGATAATTCCCTGCCTTTGCATTTTTTCGACTAAATCCGCATTTCCCTGTTTCACAGCGCGAGTAACTATCGCATGTACTTCGGTACGGTCTGCGCGAGAGTCAATCTGAATAACTGGAGCGTAGTTAACTGATACGCCTTTCTTGCCGCCACCCAATATGTCTTTGGTCTGGTTGGCGTTGAATATCCTTGACGGGCCTGTTGCTTCCAGTTCAGGGCCATTCTCGCCAACTAGACGTAATCCGCCCATGTGATCGCCACCAGTAGCGAACGTAGGCCAGAGGAATTGACCGAAGTTTGACGAACCGAGCTTTAAGCCGCCAGCAGACTTGCCGCCTCCGAAGCCACCGAAAATTGAGCTAAGAATACTTAGACCGCCTTTGAGCAATCCGCTGCTTCCGTTTGAGCCAAATATTGACTCGGTAAGATGGGAAGCCAATCCAGCCGAGACCATACGGAACAGCAAGTCTTTCCACGCATCAAAGATACTGTCAAATCTTCCCGTCATGGCGTTGTACAGCCCCTGCCCTAATGTGCTCTGAACGTTCGTCTGGAAGCCAATCATAGCTGCGTTCATTTTGTCCGCGCTATCCTTGACTATTTCTGTACTCTTGCCCATGCTCTTTTCCACGGCAAGCTCAAACGTGCGCTGATCTATTACGCCCTTTTCCAGAAGTTCACTGTACCGCTCTACTTCTTTATTCAGCTTGTAGAAAGGATCGACCGCTAGCTTAAGATTCTCGCCTTCCTTGGTCAGAGCGTCCAAAGCCTCTTGCGCTTGTTTCGCAGCGATAAGACGCTGGTCTGTTGCATCCAGGGCAGCCTGAGCAGTGGTTATGCTCTTCGTGGCGGCACGATCAAAAATGTCCTGGCTTATGGCGCCCTTTTGGAGTAGCTCGACGTACTTAGCCAGTTCCTGATTCCGATTGATAATAGGATCAACCGATGCGGCAAGCTGCGCGCCTTCTTTGCGAAGGGCCTCCATAGCCTTCTTTGCGGCTTCAGCGGCAGCCTTTGCCGCGGCTATCTGTTCCGCCGTTGGCCCCACGCTGCCAGTAGCCAGAGGAGTAAATTCTGCCGGCTTAACTGCCTTATCAGCAGTCTTGAACATTTCGTCTTGAAGTTCTTTTAGCTCCAAGCGAGCACTAGCAGTTTCTCTCTTTATCCTCTGCCCTATTGCATCGAAACCCTGAAAATCACCCTTGCCTAGGGCTATTAACCTCTCTCCCACCCCAGCGATTTCCCTTGATACTTGACCAAAGGTAAATGCCGCCTGGGCGCCGAATAAAGTTATAGTTTTGAGAGCGCCGCTCCCACCTGAACTCAGCACGCTTGCTGCTTTGTTGCTAGCCCCGGTAAATTTGTCTAACTCTCCTACAGTCAGCAGCAACTCGTTTCTTAACTTCTCCCATGCCGCCCCAATGGTTGTTGGCAGCGTCTCTGCTTCTTTCAGCAATTTAGGAAGCTGCTCCCCGAGAGAATTAACCAGGATATCTCTGGTTATTTTTCCTTCCTGTGCCAACTCGCGCAATTTGCCAACCGGGACACCGAGCGAGTCGGCTAAAGCTTTCATGACCCTAGGAGCCGCTTCATTGATCGCGTTGAATTCTTCTCCGCGCAGTACGCCGGAGCCGATAGCCTGTGAGAACTGCAGCATGGCTGAAGCTGATTCGGCAGCCGTCGCCCCGGATATTTTTAATCCAAGTGCCAGGGCCTGAGTAGTTGCGGCAACCTGTGCCTGCGTGCCGCCTATATCAAGGAGAGATTGGGATATTCTCGTGTAAAGAGTGGCGGTCTCAGCAAGAGGACTTTTCGCACTCGAAGCTATTCTCTTTATATTCTCATTCGCCGTTGCGAACTCTTGCGCATCGCGAGTCGCCAGTCTCAATCTGGCCTGAATATTCTGGAACGAATCGGCCATTTGGCCCAATTCTCGAATACTGAGGGCAGCGGTAATTCCGCCGAATGCGCCTTTAATCCCAGATCCCAAATTGGCAAAGGATTTCTCTATATTCTTGGAAGTCCTGGCGGCATTACTCTGGAACTTAGAAAGATCGTTGCTCATCTTATCAACGGACGAAGTGAAACGAGCCACCTCTGCGTTGAATGATATAGTTACGCCCCTTCCTGCCATGCTATAACCCCAATTTACGAGCCAGAAGCTCTGTTGCCGATATTGCAGAGTGCCTTATTAAATCCACTGCCCGCTCTTTATTATCGTTCCATGCTCCGTCTAAAAACTTTTTTCCGGGAACATTCGTTTTCCCTGGCATGGTCTTTCTTCCAGTCCTATCGCCAAACGCGGCAACAATGGCTCGACGCACCACAGACTTTCGTTTCCCTGCTGTATTCCAGCCATCTTCTTGAAAACGGCCGTAGAACGGATCTCCCTTCTTCTTGCTCTTGATCGTGATATAAACGCCGATCAAATCAGTAGACATACGCCCTTTATGGATTTTTGAATTCCTAACAACAATGCCACTTCTCAACCTCCCTGTTTTGCCTTGCGGAGCGCGAGCTTGTGCAGCTCTCTTCACGAGGTTTGCTCCTTGCCGCAGCGACCCGAGGATTACTCTATCCTTCATCCTCAAAGGCAGAGAGCGCAATTTGTCCTGAACTTCTCTGAGCCCAGTTACTGTGATTGTTTCGGCCATTCAAAATCCCTGATCGTTACAAGCTGAACCAAGAGCGATTCGACATCTTCGATGCCGTATATCTCGCAGAGCAGCGGCAACATTGCGCCATCAATCTGCCGGCCCATCATGATCCAAATCTTTATAGCTAACTCGCATTCCTTGGGAGGATCGCCTGGTGGAAAAGGCTGCTTTAACTCTTCCAGCCAGGCCGCTATTTTTTTTCGGCTTCTACCAGTTTCTCAGCATGAGATGTGTATTCCTTCGTGATAGCCGCAGTTAAATCAGCCCAGTATTGCGGCTTGTCTGCTATCCATTCGATGAATAACTCTCGGTCAAACTCGACAGGAACAGCGTCGCCGCCTGAGATTAAATCTAGCTCTGTTATCCCTTCCCATCCGACTACTAGTTTTTCAACCAGATCAAGTTGCAGCGCTTCTTTTGAAAAATCGAAATGCGCTTCTTTATGCGTAGGCCGACGAACAATAAAGGTCTTTCCGTCAACCGTGACACGAGTCTGCCGAGCCTTACGGATTTTCTCGATAAGAGGATTCATTACGGGATCGTGTAGGTAGCAGCGCCATTCATCGACACGGCAGCGGGAGAAGTGGTGACTCCTTGTGAGCTACCACCGGGAAGGCCAGCATAACCAACCGAGCCATAGAAACAGGCTGCGCGTCCATTGGGCCACTTGATACGGAATGCCTTGCTTGTGCGGGTTGTAAAAGCGTCCAGCATGGCGATTTGAGCCGAGTCGGACGGGTCCCACTGCATCGTCATGTTGTAGCTCATCGCAGTCGCGCCCACTACGATTTGCTTGTCCACGGTATCCGATACGGTTGTGGTATCGACAAACTTGATATCACCACCGGACGGCGAGAACTCTTGACATCCAGGAATAGAAATCCCCATGGTCAATTTTTCAAAAGTACCGCTGGTGAACACGTCAAAACTTGTCGTGTCTATGCCGACTGATCCGGTAGCGGTATTTTTGAGTTGAAAAGAATCTGTGTCCTTGTCTGTTACCGTAAACACACGCTCATTGATTTGAGTCACGTTTGAACGGATCAAAATGAGGTCCCCATCCAGCAAGCCATGAGCCGTGGCGCTGAATACACCAGGATTCGCATTTGTCATCGCTGAAATTGTCACGGCAGCGGCAATAGCGCTCTGCATCGAGAGAACCAGCCCTGAATTTGTATAAATCTTTGCCATTTATTGCTCCTTAGAAAACAAAAAAGCCGCTCGAAAGCGGCTTGTGGTGGGATTGAAACCTTTAAATCAGTGAATCTGGTGAACCTTCCTCTGTCGTATAACTTATGCGGAATGAGAGAGTGACTTCAGCGTGATATGTGTACTGCCCGTCCTGTCCTTCTCCTTCGATCACAGCCATGCTGGTGCTGATATGCTCAAGGGAACCGACCATGACCTTCGCGCGCAACGTGTCCTGAGTCAGCTTCGTTTCGATCTCTGCCGAAACTTCATCCATCCGGTCCTCGATGGATTCCTTGTCTCCTGTGCCCGGCAGCCGCAGCATTCCGACTATCGAAATGATCAGGTCCCGGTCGTAATTGCAGGGATCGTTTACCACTCCTGCCTGAGAAGTCTCGGACTCCACGAATACCATCAAGTACGGCCAGATAACGCGGCTTGAAGCGATGCGAGACTCGACTACCGATTTCCAGGCAACAGGACTCCTTGAGAGGATGCTTGCCACAGCCTCCCTGATTCTTTGCCGCGCATGCATCAGATGAATTCGTACCGGTAGTTATCAAGGATGTCTCGGATTGCGTAAGGAATACGCGAGACAGTGATACCGTTTTCCCCTTGCGGCTGAAAGTTTGTCCAGTGCCCAACAAGCAGGATTATTTGCTCCCGAAGCAATGCGGGAACAGACTCAACAGTGGCGCCATAGCCAGCAGTAAACTGGATACGCACAGCGTTTTTTTCTTGCCTTGTCCAAGGCCAGGAAATGTCATAAGCAGATTGGACGAACGGGATAAAAGCGTACGTGTCCAGCGTGTAATCAGAGGATGAGACAGTTTGCTCAACCCCATTCGTGTCTATGTATTTAACCGACTCAACGGCCAAAGCTGATGGGCATTCGTGTCGATCGACGAAGCAATCCCATCTGATTTCGCGTGTCTGGCTAAGCAGAGCACGGCCTGTATACTGTTCTACCAGTTCCCTTGCCTCTTTGATGCGCCGAGACAGAAGGCCGTCGCTTCTTGTGTCGTCTATTCCGAGCTGGTCTTTTACTTCCGCGAGAGATACCGGCTCAAGCAATGGAGGAGTGATTACCTTC